ATGCTACTCAAGAGCAGTTTGAAAAAGACTTTGGTCATGATGGAGAGAAGAAAGGTGGTAGACCGGGTAAAAGTAAGATGAAGACCCAAGGCCTCAACCGTTCCAAGCGCACAGGTTTCTCTGGTAGAGGAACAGGCGCAGCACTGAGAGGATTTTAATAATGAGTAATCAAAAAAACAGAGAGCGTATGGCTAAAAATAGACGTAGATCAAAGAAAAAAGTAAACATATCAGATTTTGGACGACCAGCTAAGATAGACCTAGAACCTAATCCAGCATTCTCTCCTGAAGCTAAATCTCCTGTAGAATTAGAAGATATAGCAAGAATGTTATCATCTCCCGGTGCAGGTTCTGCAGCTTCTGCAGGCGAAGCTGGTAAATTCTATGGAACTATGTTAAGAGAATCTTTTCCACCAAGAGCAGGTTCTGCAGTGAAAAAGTCTGCTGCAAAAGCTGCAAGCATGTTAAAAGAAGGTGGCATGGTAGGCAGAGCCACGGGACAAGGTTACGGTAAAGCAAGAAGAGGCGGCAACCTTGTCTGAGGATCAAAAAGAAGTAGTGTGTTCTAATCCCTCTTGTGAATGCACAGGTTGCACTGAATGTGCTTGTCTTGATGGAGGGGAGTGTACCTGTAAACAACCAGATACAGAATAGAAAGGATATGAATGGTGGAAGACTTTAGTGTATTTCAAGCAGTTTCAGATTACGGTCTTGCTATAGTTGCCACCATAGGTGCAGGTGCAGCAGCTTGGAAACTTTTACACTATCTCCTAAGAGATGTCACATCAGCACTAAAAAATCAAGATGATATTATTATTTCTCTTATTGATAAGAGTAACAGAGTAGAAACTTTGGTACAGAGAATGGACTCTAAGTTAGATACAGTGCTCCATCAAAGTTCAGAGCCTATTTTAAAAGAAGACAAGGGAAGGTACAAGTCCTAATGGCTTTTGAAAAATATGACCTTACTGTAAAACCTTTCGGAGCAAAGAAGGTTAAGGTAATGCAGGAGCTACCCTCTGGTAGAAGGATTCCGTATATGAAGTCTAAACCCTTACAAGCAGGCGGTAAGGTAGGAATCTCTACTGATAAACCTGCATGGATGAGGAACAGGTAAAATGAAACAAAAAGATTATAAAAAAGAAGTACAAGCTTACATAGATATGGTCAGAAA